TATCAAAAAAGTGCTTGACTTCTAGCGCACAATAGAGTACAATAACTGTATACTACGGAGAAAATTATGTTAAATTTATTGAATCAACTAGCAGCAACATCAGGCACTAACGACAAAATCGCTCTATTAAAATCATATGTTGATGATCCTGTTGTGCGAGCTGTATTTTTATTTGCTTATAATCCCAGAATTAAATATTGGATTAAAAAACGTCCTCCAGTTTCTCCAAATAACGGTATTACCGTAGATTTGATTGGCGCTTTATCCAGCATTAAAGTTAATATTTGTAATAGAGAGCTTACTGGTAATGAAGCTATCGAATATGTATCTATGATACTAGGTAAATTGCCAGTAGATGATCAAGAAGTTTTATATCGTATTATCGAACGCGATTTAAAATGTGGCGTTAATGTTAAATTAATCAACAAAATTTGGAAAGATTTAATTCCAGAATATCCAGTTTTATTGTGTGGTAAATTCACCGAGAAAACCGAAAAGAATATCAAGTATCCAGCAATATTACAGTGCAAAATGGATTCATCTAGGATCAATCTAGAATTTGATGGTGGAAAATTTGTATCGGCTACAACCAGAAATGGCAACATTTTAGATATCTCATGTTTTGATGATAATGAAATTGTAACTCATGAAAGGTGTATTTTAGATGGCGAATTAATGTGGCGCTATCCAGATGGTCGAGTAGCAGAACGCAAAGTATCTAATGGTTATGTAACAAAAGCTGTTCGTGGAACAATTACTGCTCAAGAAGCTGAGGGGTTGTATGTTGTTCTCTGGGATTATATTCCTTATGATGACTTTTTAAATGAATATTGTTCAGTTGGTTATGCTACAAGATTTAAATTTGTTGGACTAGCAGTTCCCTCAAATCAAACTAAATTACAAATTGTTGAATCTGAGATTGTAAATTCTCGTGAAGAAGTTATGCAAAAATATCAGCGTAACCTAGAACGAGGCGAAGAAGGATGCATTCTTAAAGCAATGGATGGTGCATGGGAGGCAAAGAGGTCCAAGTATCAGCTTAAATTAAAGGCAGACGACCCTGTTGAATTATTAGTTGTTGGATTTGAATATGGTACACCAGGAACTCAATTTGAAGGTATGCTGGGTTCGTTAATTTGTGAAACTGCATGCGGTCGGTTACGAGTTAATGTTGGTTCTGGTTTTAAACATAAATTAGGCGAACGCGATAATCCAGAATCTTATGTTGGTAAAATTGTTACTGTGAATTATAATTGCGTGATTACGAATCGCGATTCAGATATTAAATCTTTATTTTTACCTATCTATAAAGGTATTAGATACGATAAAGACACAGCAAATAGCTTAGAGGATATAGAATAATATGAGTGATTTTCCTGAATATGTATGTAAATTAATGGCAGCATCTAATGCTGTATTATTAACGGGTTCAAAATATATTTGTCCATCTCAAGAACACAATGATATTGATATTATGTTGTTAGTAGATGACATTGAGCAATTTGAACAACAGCACCAATTAGATAATAAATGCGGCGATAGTTATCCAGATGATGATATGATATCATTTAGATATGGTGTCTATAATATCTTATTAACAGACGAACCTGGATATTTCCGTAAATGGAAATTAGCCACAGAAATTGCTACCAAATTAAATTTAATCTATAAAGAAGATAGAAAATATTTGTTCCAGCAATTAGTTGATGATGATTCTATTATTGTTGACATCAAACAACCGGAGATTATTGATGCTAGACTTAATAAAAGAGCTACAATCTGATGTTAAATTTTCTAACGATCTTGCAATCGCATGTGGCGGCAACCATAAATTCATTTTCATGGGTTTACGAGGAGAAACTATTACTGGGTTAATTAGAATTAACTTAAAAGATAAATTTACATTAATGCCCGTACACTGGGATAGATACGGATTGCCGATTGATATCCAAAAATATCCATCTAAATATTATATTAGATTAGTTGTCAGGCAATAACATGAAATCAAATTATATTAATCCAAAATTAAAACGAGTTTATGCTAGATATAAAACTCTACAAACATTAAAACAAACAGGTAAGATTACTGCTGACCAACAAGAAGAATTGATTATGCTCAGTAAAGCTTTAATAGATAATTTAATTCAAGATAATGTTAAAATGAAAAAACAAAATCTAATGGATACTGCGAATTTAAGTAGATTCAATGAATGAATATCGTTTCGAATACCTAAAACATTTGGCTGATCAAGATAAATTAACGGATGCACAACGAAAAGAGTACGTTGCACTGTTAAAACGGAAAAAGTGCTTGACTCCCAGGAAAATTTATAGTACAATAGTATTTTAATTAGTGAGGTGAATTGTGTTAATTTTCGACGTAGAAACGATGGGTGTTGAGTCTACAACTGTTATTTTATCCGCCGCTATTGTTTATATCGATATCACAAAACCAAATACCTGGGAATCATTATATTCTGATGCGCTGTTTGTAAAATTTTCAGTAAAAGATCAAATTGAAAATTATGGTAGAACTGTTGATAAAGATACAATTGCTTGGTGGAATAAACAATGCGATCTTGTAAAACAACAGAGTTTCTTTCCTAAAAAAGACGATCTTCCAGCTAAACACGGAATTGAAATTCTGAGAAATTATATTAATCAACATTGTAATCCAGAAAATACATTAATTTTCACTAGAGGTAGTCTTGATCAAATGTCAATTGATAGTTTATGTAAAGCTGTTGGTGTTGATTTATTAGTACGATACAGCAATTATCGTGATATGCGAACTTATGTGGATTTAGTTGCTACAAATCCAAAACGTGGATATTGTGATATCGATGCTAGTAAATATCCAGGAACTTGGGATAGAAATGTTGTGGTAAAACACAATCCCCTGGATGACATTGTACTAGATGCACTGCAACTTTTATATCCAGAATAAATAAATTTAATACATTTACCCTCGGGCATCGCGAGAACGGGGCATAGGAATATGTTTCTGTTGGGTGGCAGATTGGTACGACTCACTCTTTCTGTTAAATGTATTGCTCTTTTTAAAATCACACTAGGTGTTCAGGTTCGATAAGGTGAGATAGTATCAAAGAACTCGGTTTGAGTCCGTTATGTCCTTATGCAGTGTGATTTTAAAGTATTCGTTGAAGGTGTTATAAAGATATGCAAGACACAAAGTTTGATTTTGTATAAATAGTGTAGTTAGAAAGATATTGGCGTATCTCTCAACTCAGTTACAGGTAAACTGTGCTGTCCTACACAAATCTATTTATACAGGTATCAAAAATGTTTAAACCAACTTATTTATACATTAAAACTCATAACATAACCAGACTCAAATATTTCGGTAAAACTATACAAGACCCCTTTAAATATAAAGGTTCTGGAACTAGATGGTTAAACCATATTAAAAAACATGGATATGATGTCACGACTGAAATATTAGGATATTTTACAGAAGAACAAGAGTGTAAAACTGTTGCGATACAGTTTGGAATTGAAAATAATATAGTATTGTCACCGAAATGGGCTAACTTAAAAGAAGAAACAATTGATGGCGGATTTGATCACATTAATCTTTTTCCTGTAGAAGAAAGAATAAATGTAATAGCATTTAGAAAAAAATTAAAAGATGGTAGTATTTCTTGCGGAGGTACTCAACATTGGACTGATGAATCTAGAAAAAAAGTTAAAATCCAAGCATTGAAAAATTTAGAAAGAATTAAACAAGAAATAAAAAATGGAATAAGGTCTGGAAATCCTTGGGAAAATTTTTCAGATGAAAAATCTAAGATGGTGAAAAATAAAATTTCAAAATCTGTAACTGGTGATAAAAATGGGAATTATGGTAAAATTTGGTGCGTTAAAGCTGATTCACAGGATTGTTCTTATAGAAAATCATTTTTGAAAGATTTTATTCCAGAAGGTTGGATATCGGTATCCGACTTTAAAGATAGTAATAAAAATAAAACAAACCAAGCATATGGAAAACATTGGTATAATGATGGAGTAAAAAATTACTATCTTTATCCATCAGATAATAAAATAGCAGCCTTAAATTTAGAAAAGCGAAGACTTACTATAAATGGATGTTGCGGGGCTAGAAAAAATTCGGCGGAATAATATTCTAGTGATAAGACTCTAAAAAGATTATTCACCTCCACCAGAAACATACTTTTGCCGCAGCTAAGTAGTGACGACGGTCACATAAACGAACTGGAATGAAAAAATTCTGCCGGACCAGTTTAAGTGTGTTTCTGATGGGGGTGAACAGATTCGACGTTGAGATCAAAGAACACTGGAGAATCGAGAGATGACTGACGTAATCAGCATAAAATAAGTAAATGGCGAAGCTAAAAACGACGCTTTCTATAATTCTACTGCTCTAGCAGCTTAAAATTATAGTTGGGTTTTTGCGGTTTTCCTCGAAACAGAATAAACCGTTTTCTTACATTTATAATTCATTAGGTGATCATGAAACATATAGAAACATTATTAAAAATCGTATTTTTTCCTATCGTATTTGTTCTATTATTCATATTTGCCGCTCAGATTAATGAGCAATTAGTTGCGGCATTTAAAGCAGCACATCCAAAACCACAACCAGATTTTGTTCAATCAGAACAAAAACCGGAATTAACTATTCCAAAATTAATCCCATCAACAGCAATATAAGTATTGTTTTAACTAAAAGAGGAAACTTATGCAAGTATTAAATGATTATGTCATCGTAAAGAAACAAAAAGATGAGTATCAAGGTCTTATTCAAGGAGTTGAGAGTGATGATGCAACTAAAGCCAAAGTCTTAGGATTTGGTGATTGGGTTGAAAATTTAAAACTAGAAGATACAATCATGATTGATTGGAATGAAGCTAAGAAAATTAAAAATGATTTATATGTAATTAAATCAGAGCATATTATTGCAATCTATGGCGAAGATGATTAAAAAATACAAAAAACGACCAGTTGTAATTGAAGCTGTTGTATTTGAATATACATCAGAATGTTTATTATTTTTGAAAAACTGGCTTGGTGATGCTTATCATGATGCAGGAAGATACGATACTGCGGAAAATGAGGCTTGGTTAGAAATCAAAACTCTAGAAGACAGAAGTGATTCGTATCATATTGCATCTGAAGGTGATTATATTATTCGTGGTGTCCAAGGAGAATTCTATGCATGTAAGCCAGATATCTTTGAGGAAACTTATCAACAAGTAATCAGTCCTATCGTCGAACGAGATATGGATTCAGATAACAACAATGGATGTTAATATAGATTTAAATAATTATATTTACACAATAAAAGGAAAATAAAATGGCAAAAGAAGTAAAATTTGGTAACGATGCTCGTGTATTAATGGCACAGGGTGTGAATGTTTTAGCAGACGCAGTTAAAACTACATTGGGTCCAAAAGGTCGTAATGTTGTATTAGAAAATGCATTTGGTGCTCCAACCATTACAAAAGATGGTGTATCAGTTGCTAAAGAAATTGAATTAGCAGACCGTTTCCAGAATATGGGTGCGCAAATGGTTAAACAGGTTGCAGCTAAAACAAATGATGTGGCTGGAGATGGAACCACAACTGCAACAGTATTAGCTCAGGCTATTGTAAATGAAGGTTTAAAATCAGTAGCAGCTGGCTTTAACCCAATGGATTTAAAACGTGGTATTGATTTAGCAGCAGCGGTTGCAATTGAAGCGATTCAGGCTAATTCTATTCCATGTACAGACAGTAATTCTATTGCTCAGGTCGGTACAATTTCAGCTAACTCAGATTCTGCAGTTGGTGATATTATTGCTGAGGCAATGGACAAAGTTGGTATTGAAGGTGTCATCACTGTTGAAGATGGTACTGGATTCCAAAATGAATTAGAAATTGTAGAAGGTATGCAATTTGATCGCGGTTATCTATCACCGTATTTTGCTAACAAACAAAATACAATGACTGCTGAATTAGATGATCCATATATTCTATTAACGGATAAAAGAATTTCGAACATCCGCGAATTATTACCAGTTCTTGAAGCAGTAGCAAAATCGGGTCGTGGTATTTTAATCGTAGCTGATGATATTGAAAGCGAAGCTCTTGGTGTATTGGTTGTTAATACAATTCGTGGTGTATGTAAAACCGTAGCAATTAAAGCTCCTGGTTTTGGTGATCGTAAACGAGCTATCCTAGAAGATATCGCAGTGTTAACTGGCGCTACAGTTATTTCTGATGATGTTAGTTTGACTCTAGATAAAACTACAGTCGCCCATTTAGGTACTGCAAAACGAGTAACAGTAACTAAAGATAACACTACAATTATCGATGGTGCTGGCGAAGAATCAGCTATTGCTGTTCGCGTTGATCAAATCAGAGCTCAAATTGATGAATCAACCAGCGATTTTGATCGCGAAAAATTACAAGAACGTTTAGCTAAAATCGCTGGTGGCGTGGCTGTAATTCGTGTTGGTGCTGCTACTGAATTGGAAATGAAAGAGAAAAAAGACCGATTCGATGATGCATTAAATGCAACCAGAGCAGCTGTTAAGGACGGTATTGTGGCTGGTGGCGGTACTGCCTTAATCAAAGCATTATCGGCTCTTGAGCAGCTCGAGGGAGCTAATGCAGACCAAAATGTGGGTATTTCTATCTTGCGTAGAGCAATGGAAGAACCGTTACGTCAAATCGTGACTAATGCTGGCGCTGAAGCTTCGGTTGTATTAAATCAGGTTAAATCTGGCTCAGACAATTATGGTTATAATGCAGCCACTGGCGAATATGGTAATATGTTTGAATTAGGTATTATCGATCCATCGCTAGTTACAACGACTGCACTATTAAATGCAGCTTCAGTTGCTGGTTTATTATTAACCACGGAAGCAATGGTTGGTATTATTCCAGAAGAAAATGATGGTGGTATGCCAAACTTTGGTCCAGGTATGATGTAAAAGATAAAGGGAGCTTCGGCTCCCTTTTTTCATTTGGAAGTTGCGTGATATGTACCAGTCCAGTTATATGGACATTCTCCAGAAATACGTTCTAACATTAATTCATAATAATGTTGAAGATCTCCTGGTTGTTCGGATAAATGTTTACAAATAATTGCAGCAGATTTCCAATCCCCAGCATAATATGCTTCTAGATATAATTGATGTTCTGGTGGTGGATTTGCTACCGTATACATTTTAACTCCAATGGATTTACCTTTTACTGCGATACAATCTAACTCGGTTAGTGGAAAATCATCCTTAACTAATTCAGCAGTTTTAGGTCCAACGATCAATAAAACTCCATAGCCTTTTGTTTGACCTTCTAATCTAGCTGTTAGTGAAACAGTATCACCTAAAACATCATATCCAAATCTGGTCTTAGATCCAATATTTCCAATTAAAGTTTCACCTGTATTAACACCAACACCCATACCTACTGGTGGACGACCTGCTGTTTGTAATTCAATGTTGAATTGGCGTACAGCCTCAATCATTTCTAATCCAGTTTGTACTGCTATTTTAGCGTGATGTGGATCGTCTAATGGTGCTCCATGAATATGTAAACTAGCATCACCAATAAATTTGATAATACAACCTTCATTCTTTAATACTGGCTCAGAAATCGCAGTCATATAATCATTCATAATTTGAGTTAATCCTTCAACATCATCACCAAATGACTCTCCAAGCGTTGTAAATCCACGAAGGTCAGTCATGACAACAGATAATTCTTTACGCTCACCACCCAATTTAATTAATTCAGGATTTTTCTGCAATCTCTCAACCATAATCGGTGATAAGTAACCGCCAAATTGTTTCTTGATTTGTAACTTAGCATTTAGTTCAGTAATAAATTTAACAGTGAAACTATGAGCATACACCAGAAAAATACCCAGAACAGGAATCGTAGCGTCCAAAAGGTAATGGTAATTGTTAAAAATATAACTAACACCAAAATGTATAGAGGTAATAGCTGTAATAACAGGAATAAATCCATATTTCCACCGCACTAATAATATAGAAACAATACTCAATAATAATGTTGATAATAATTCAACAACGGTTGCCCAATCTGGTCTAGAAATATTAGTACCCTTTAAAATTGTATCTAATACCGTAGATTGAAGTTGATGCGGATAGACGTTCCCTCTAGCTGTTGCGACAGGATTATTGAGTCCTCGTCCAGTAAGCCCGACAATAACAATTCCACCATCAAAACTATCGGGTAATCTATTGAAGGAATATTCCATCGGTATGTTCGACCAATCGATCCAGATTCTTCCAAATTGATCAGTATCAATTTTTCCAAACTGAGGGATTCTAACTGCTTCGATCCCTGATTCATTAGACTTAATTTGAAAGCTAGGGTCTCCAGCTGCAACTCTAAGCGTTTCCATCGAGATGGACGGGTAGAGAGTATCTGTGGCTGATACAACCATGGGTATTCTTCTGGTGACTCCATCAATTTCTGGGAGGGTATTAACGACTCCAATGCCTGCTGCACCCTGATATTCTGAGATGTTAGATTGTATTCCCGTGTACTGGGGTGCCCAAGGTCTGGCAGATTCACCGATTTCGGATACGCCAATTTTAGGGGCAACACTAGCAGTAGAATCATTAACCCCAACTTCAGGTAAGATAACTGGATAAGTGTCAATAATTTTTTTGAGTTCATTGTCCTTTCCAAACCTATCAGATTCTGGCATGAATACGTTAAAAACAACTAATCCAGCTTGATGGTCAAATAATGTCTGGATTATCTCAGCATATTTGTCACGCGGAAATGGGAATTGACCATAGCGTTTGATAGTTTCATCATCAATATTAACAACACGAATTTGTTCAGAAGGTTTAACTTGCTGACTTGTTATAATTGTGTCGAAATATCGAAGTCGAATCGATTCTATGAAACTAGGGTCAGCAACCCGTAGCACTATTACTAATGCTAGAGTTACCAACGAAAACCATGGAGATAATAAAATTTTTCTCATTTTAAATTAAATTTCATTTGCGTTGCTTTCTCAACTTCTTCTAGCGACACTTGATATTTCGGTAAATCTGCCACAGGTAACGCAGCATTTGGCATTAAATATGCTTGCACAGATTTATTATTTTTCTCGACAATTATTTTATACAATCTAGTTGGAATACCCAAACCATTACCAGTTACAGAGTATCCAGGATCAAAAATGCCACCAGAAATAATATAATAATCTGTTCCTGCAGTTGAAATCATTTCGCGTTCTTTAGTTTCTAATTGTTTCCATATTCCGCGATTATTGTTTGCTACCTGAGCTACCATGTTACTTAAATCAAAACTTTCGCTCATAATATCAGCACTTTGAGTATTGTTTCCAGCTGGAGATAAATGTCCTCTATCATGAGTTTTACCAACAGTAGCATAATCGGCTAAAGTAGCTGAACATTGTGGGGAAACATCAGAATCAGGGTGAAAATTATCTTTTCGTTTAGCTGGACCAGTAATATCTTCTTTGGTTAAATGTTCAAATACTGCAACTGGAGCCTTTACTCCGCATCTATGAATTACTGCATAATTTGCATGACAAATTTCTTGATCGCCTTGCTGAGATTCATATTGTGGAGTTCCGTTTACAGTTAATTGCGGACATTGTTCGTTAATAGTTCCTGCAAATACAGCAGTAGAAAACGCTAAACATAGTGCTAAAACAAGTTTTTTCATGATTACCTCACGTTATATTTAAAACAACTATTTATTTTTGAATAATAGTAATTTTTGTTGCAACACCCATATTAATTCTTTGAGATAATGGAACACCTTCTTGATTTAAATTTAATGTTGCATCTGAATTTTTATCAATTTTTAATTCAAATTGGTGTTTTGATGATTTGTTTAATACTAATTGTTCAATAGAATTAATATAATATTTTAAATTACTAGCCTGATTATATCCAGGCAACATTACCCCAACAGCTAATAAATCGCTGCCGACTTGATTAGTAGCGTTCAACATATCTTCCATTAAAGCAACCTCAAGATAATTTTTATCTAATTCGCTGCTTAAATCTAAAACATTTAAATCTAATTGTTTGTATGATAAAAAATCTTGATCAAGAAAATTAATATCTAAATCAGTTTTTATTTGTTCTACTTTTGTTGAATTATCTGTAGATTTTACAGGAGGAGATACAATTAATGTATTATCTATATTAGCTGCATCTATTGATATGATAACAGGTTTTGTTGGAGCAGAATTTTTATCTGATACAACTGTTGTTTGGAATGCTTGGTTCATTAAAACAAACCCTGCATCAGTAGAAACTTCAATAGCACCTGTAACACAACCAGTAATATCACAACTGGGTAATAAAATAATTGTACTTTTACCTAATTCATCAACAGTCATTGAGAAATCCGTGCCACGAACAGCTACAGTGGCGGTTGGTGTTTGAATTCCTACATTTTGTGGATCGTGTTTAGCTATTTGACCAGAAGCATATCTAACTGTTCCTAGAGCTACTTTTAACGCGAGTTTTCCGGTAGTTTTTTTGGCGTCGTATACAAAATCATCAATAACAAGTTTACTTTGTTCAGTTATATTAACTTTTGTATTATCTTCAAAAATGATACCGAGTTTTGCTTTCGCAGTAACTACGGTATCCATAGTTTCAATATCAGAATTAATAGCACTTGGAGAGGATTGTTTATTTCTCTGAATTTCTGCTGGACCGCTTTGTTCAGCTATTCTACCAATCCCGGCAAAACTATTGATTGGATTGATTAACAGTAATATTATTGTTAGAACCAGTACTTTCAATTTTTATACTCTTATCCAAAGTCCCACTTTGAGTTAAATCAATTGTATTACTGTTACCAGTTAAAGTTAAATCAGCAGATACAATACCGGAACTTGTACTTGTATGAGTAATAGCATTACTATCACCAGTTACAGTCATTTTACTATTAGTTGTAGCACCAATTGTAGTGTCAATAGTATTATTATCACCCGATATAGTATGATTGATTGTAGTATTGTTACATGTCACAGCAGTTTTGACTCCACAATTAATTGTTTCTTTATTGTCATTACCTGTTGTACTTAATGTAACAGTTGTGTTATCACCATTTACGATCAAATCTAATTCATTTCTAGAACCAATTTGTTCAATAGTCGATATATTACTACTTCCACCAAAAAATGAAGGATTAAGAGCTGTTCCAATACGATTATCAACACCCTGTTGTGTTAATGTAATATCAGATAAACTCCCAACCTGTTCAATAAAAATATCATTAGCAAATGTAGTAGTAGCAAAGAGCATAACAAACATAATCAAATATGTTTGTAAGATTTTCATCTATTTTTCCTTTTTAAATTTCCAAAGACCTCGTTTTTCCCCTTCAATTATCATAGAATAAACACTGTCTTCAATAGCAACTCTAACACCTTCAGTAATAGGTTCGTTGACGCTATTTCCAACTTCTGCTTCTAGAGCAGTTACATTACCAGTTCCAATAAACATCATAACACCAGCATCACTAGCAAAACTATAAATCGTTTTAGTTGTTGCCACTGATACTAATACTTCCCCAGATGAAACAGAAATTAATCTCATCGAGATAGTAATTTGATCAACTCTATATTCTTGGGTGAATCCAAGTTTAAATAACCTTAACCCTATTCCACCCGTACGAATATCAGAATCATATCCACTAATGCTACCTGTTACCATTAACCCACTAACTAATAATGGAGGTAATGGTTTAGATTCTTTTCCTTCGTAAACATCACGTTGATTGCGAATTAATTGTCGTTCTTTAACTAAATTATCTAAACCAACTCGTTCAACAACCTTAAACCAATTTTTTGAATCTTGTAATGCTTTGATAACAAACGATTCTGCTCCCTGTGGAACAGCTGTTGATAATTGAGCTAATTTGTCTGATGGTTTACGTTGCCCAGTTTTATCAGTAAAATCGTAAATAGAAATTGGTATTGCTGGTCCTTCCAATTCTGGTAATTTATTGCTTAATGCGGTTCTTGGTGTTATAGGAACGGGATCTTCTCTCATAATATCCAATGCAATTTGAGAACAACCTGTAAGCAATAATAATGATAAAATAATATATTTCATATTAAAATCCAAACTGACCAATAGGAACTATAATATCAGTGGTGTTACCATTAGATTCTGTAATTGTTAACGATACATCAGTTGCACCTTTAACCCAATTAATAGATGTTCCCTGAAAATCCATTGTACCTGATGTTGCTCCACTATCAGTAAACATTTGATCAGCTAATTGTTTGGATAATTGAGCGTAAATCCTGGACTCAACATTAACTAAAAATTTAGATAAATTGCTATTTTTAGCATCAGCTGCAGCTTTGGCTATGCCAGCTGC